AAGGGTGTTGTTCAGATTACAGGAGAAGTTGTTGCCCCCGAGACTATTCCCAACGCTAGAAACTATGCTTCTGGTGCGTTGAATCTCAAGTCCGAAGAAGAGTTTCTCACCCGAGAAGTCCGATTCGTAGCTTATGATATTCAGCCTCGTGTGGAAAAGTTGTGGACGGAAGACATGTCGAATCTCTCTTCGGACAATTTCGACACTGTTCTTGCGTCTAACTGGGCAGGATACCCGCAGGATGGTCTAGTGTTCCGTGTTGACAACAATGCGAAATATGAAGAGTTGGGTTACACCGCTCACCATCCTCGTGGTGCCTTCGCTTTAAAAGAAAGGCCCGCCGGAGTAGTAACAAAACTGCTAGATGTAATCTGGCAAGTAGGCAAATCAGGAGTAGTATCTCCTGTAGCGATTCTAGAACCAGTAATGGTTGGAGAAGCACAGGTAGCCCGAGCTACTCTGCATAACATGAGGTACATAAACGAGCTTAACCTTGAGATAGGTTGTAACGTCGAAGTAATTCGATCCGGAGAAATTATTCCCAGAGTCGTGAGACGAGTAGAAGGAGAAGTACGTGTTTGATGAAACAGGAGATGTCCAAGACGAGAACATTTTTGGGTGGATTGGTCTAAAGGATAATGGGTCACATTATGTAGCTGCAGCAGGTCTGTATGATTACTTCTGGGCTGTGAAGGAAGAAACACGAACTAAAATCATTACAGGATGGATCACTGCTTTAGAAGCATATTTATCCGAGGATTTTGATATCGATAATATAGTGCCTGATGACGGCATTTTGTATATCTCTGCTTGTGAGGACTCTGTAGAGGATAAGTCTACGGACAATATTATTCCTTTTCCTAAAATTATTAGATGAGCGGGGTTTATAACCTTACTTATTTTGAAAATCATCCTGAAGAAGCTACCCGCGAAGGGGTACTCTACTGTGTAGTATTAGTTAATAAACGTACTATGAAACGAGAATGTCTCAAGATAGGCATCGCTTCAGGAAGGAATTGGAAAGATGTATTAAAAAGAAGTCGTGGGTTTAATGGGTATGAAATTCGTATTCAAAGAACATACCACGATTCCCTTTTTAACGTATGGACACTAGAACAAGCCTTACATGAAGAGTATAAGAAGTATAAATATATACCTCAACAAAAGTTCGGTGGATACACAGAGTGTTTCGAAATACAGAAAGAGATTATTTTAGCTATACCAGCACAAAAATAGTTCTTGACTTTTCAACTTAAACCCCGTATAATATCTATTCAAATGTAGGAGAAACTCTGTTGAAAGAAATTGTAGCCCCAACACACTGTCCCAGTTGTTCCACGCCTTTGGTGTGGGAAAACGACCAGTTGTTCTGCTATAATACTTCTTGTGAGTCTAAAACTCATAAGCTGATAGAGCACTTCTCTACTACTTTGAAAATCAAGGGACTAGGCCCATCATCTATCCAGAAACTCAGAATTACTTCAATACCACAAATATATGAGCTGAGTTTGGGCGATATGGTAGAGTCTCTTAACTCCGAGAAACTTGCTACTAAACTATTTGACGAGATACAAGAGTCTAAGAAAGCTAGTCTTTCTGAAATTCTACCCGCTTTTTCTATCCCACTGATAGGCAAATCGGCTTCTTCCAAATTATGTTCCGTAGTAAGTAGTATCTATGACTTTAATGAGGAGGCATGCACTAAAGCGGGGCTTGGCCCTAAGGCCAGCAATAACTTGCTGGACTGGTACAATACCACGTTTCTCCGCGACTACAAGTGGCTACCTTTTGCATTTGAGTCCGACGAAGTAGTTTCTGTTATTGAGCCGAAAGGTGTGATATGTATTAGTGGGAAACTAACATCTTTCAAAACGAAAGCAGAAGCAGAAAAAGCTCTTATTAGTCGAGGCTATATAGTAAAAAGTTCCTTTACAAAGGAGGTAACTATCCTCGTTAATGAGAGTCAAGTAGAATCTTCAAAAACTAAAAAAGCTAGAGACAGTGGAGTCTCTATCATAACAAACCTTAACCAATTATTAGGAAATTAAAATATGGCTATTCCAAAGTGGAACGACGAACGCACCGCATCTCTTGTAGAGTTTGTAGGCGATGAGTCTCCAGTATCCTACGCTACAGTCGTAGAAGCTGCTAACCAGCTAGAAACCTCACCTCGCTCTATCGCGTCTAAACTTCGCAAGATGGACGTTGCCGTTGAATCTTCAGCAACTGTAACCACTCGTGCCTTTACAGACGCACAAGAGTCTACGTTGCGTCAGTTTGTATCTGACAATGCAGGCGCTCACACTTACGGTGAGATCGCAGACGCTTTTGAAGGCGGAAACTTTTCTTCAAAGCAGATCCAAGGCAAGTTGTTATCAATGCAACTGACCGAGCACGTCAAACCTACTCCTAAAGTAGAAGCTGCTCGTACCTTTACTGAAGCAGAAGAAACTATCTTTGTTGACCACGCAAGTAACGGCGCTTTCTTGGAAGATATTGCAGAGGCTCTTGGCCGAACTGTTAATCAAATCCGAGGCAAAGCTCTTTCTTTGTTACGTTCTGGTGAAATCAGTGCGATTCCTGCACAGAAAGAAAGCAAAGCTGCATCGCGCGTTGATCCTCTCGAAGGCGTTGACGTTAACGGTCTGACTGTTGAAGAAATCGCTGAAGCGATTGGTAAAACTGCCCGAGGTGTTAAAACTATGTTGACACGACGCGGTTTAACTGCATCAAACTATGATGGAGCAGCCAAAGCAGCCAAAACTGCTGGCTAGTCTACCGTTGTACCCTTGCTAGGGCGGGTCTTCGGTCGCGTCCTAGCTTTTTAATGCCTAACAGTTCTTACGGAGATAGTAATAGTGAATCTTGCAAGTGTACTGCTCAAATCTATAATCGCTAACGGCGACATGGATACGTGGGCTGCATCTCAAAAACACTATTTCCCCGTAGAGTTCTCACCTGTGTGGGACTATCTAGACTCCTATGTAAGCACACACAGTGCCCTACCTTCTTTCCCCGCAGCTAATCTAGCTATCAGAGACTCTAACCTTAGAGAAAGATTCTTTGCGCTAGAAAAAGTTGAGGAAGTGGATATTGAAGGTAAGACTTTACTTGAGTACCTCAAAAATGAGTTCACTCAAATAGAAATTATGAATCAACTAGAGACCTATCTTACTAACTCTATCGCAATGGAGTCAGCTTCCGAGAATATCGAGGGCTTACAGAACATTGTAATGGAAGTAGAACAGAAAGTTGAGTTGAAAGACGTAAATGAGGATATGCGAAGAATGTCCTTGTTTGAGCCAGAAGAATCGTTGATACGAAATGTTCCTCTGGGCTTAAACTTAGACTACGACCGCATACAAACTTTTGGGCCTACCGAGCTTGTATTAATAGGAGGCAAGAAAGGTACAGGTAAATCTGTTACTTGTGCTAACATTGCTTCTACAGTATATGAAGCTGGTAACTCCGTGATATATTTCACTATAGAAATGACCGCGCGAGCTACTATGCAGAGATGCTGTTCTATTGCTACAGGTATACCACAGAAAGCTCTAAGGACTCGTAACCTCTCAGTAAATGAGTGGGAGACCCTTGCGCTGTGGTGGTCTGGACGATACGAAGATGGCGAGAAGGCATACACAAAGTACCTGTTCCACAGAGACTTTGATAAGTATCATGCTGAACTAATTGCTAAGCCTTTACGGGAAAAGCAAATAGATATAGTATATGCACCTTCTCTTAATCTTGGTCAAATCCGTACTGAGCTTGATAAGAAAATGGCTAGGCTTAAACCTAGAGTGATCTTAGTAGATTATATTAATCAAGTGAAGCGATCTTCCGTCCCTAATAGAATGGGACAGTATGATTGGACAGAACAAATAGAGGTATCCAAAGCGTTGAAGACTTTTGCGCAAGACTACGATGTTTTGATGGTTTCTCCGTATCAAATTGATGCTACAGGAGAAGCTAGATTCGCAAAAGGTATCTTAGATGCTGCGGATGCCGCTTTTGTATTAGAAACTTACTATAATAAAGAAGGTGTCAAAGAAAATGCTGTTACCTTCGAGTGTACAAAAATGAGAAACGCTGAAGAGAAAAACTTTACCTCTTTGGTTGACTGGGACTCTTTAAGATTTGGTCCTGAAAGTGCCTCAATACCTTCCGCTGATTCTGGGGAAGAGTCTTATGACGATATTGAAGGCGGTTTTGCATGAGTCAAGTTATAGAATTATTAGAAGACAGAGGTATATTTTATAAGCTGTCTGGCAGGGATGTACTAGTGGCGTGCTTAAATCCTGAGCATGAAGATAGAAGCCCAAGTATGAGAATTGATAAAGTTCTAGGTGTGTTCCATTGTTTTTCCTGTGGGTATAAAGGTAATCTATTTGCTCATTACGACGTAGATTATAGTACCACAGCCGTTAAAAGAGAACAGATTAATAGAATTATTGCGAATTTGCGGTCCGCTGGGGTGGGCCTACAGCTTCCAGAACAGGCTATGCCATACATAGGTAATTACAGGGGCATAAAACCAGAAACGTATAAGAAGTTTGGCGCTTTTCGCCATCACGTTTCGCCTTTTAGTGGTAGGATTAACTTTCCTATTACGGACACTTCTGGAAGGGTTGTTGCGTTTCAAGGTAGAGATGATACAGACACTCTACCCAACAAATATATGTTCCACCCCAGCGGGGCTAAGCTGCCTTTGTTCCCTAATGTTCGCCCACTTCAGGGGCGAGTCATTCTAGTAGAAGGCATATTTGATATGTTAAACCTTCATGACAACGGACTAGAGAATGCTATATGTTGTTTTGGAGTGAAGAACTTTTCAGAAACAAAACTTAACTTTCTGAAGATTTCTGGAGTACAAGGTCTTGATATAATGTTTGATGGAGACCATGCGGGAAAAGAAGGAGCCGAGCAAGTAAGAAAAATAGCCGGTAATTTCCCTACAAAAATAGTAAAGTTACCAAATGATAGAGACCCGGGGTCTCTAGACAGTAAATATATTGAAACTTTAAGGAAGAATTTATATGGCTAAGGTAGCCCTAGTACAATCTAAACCTGGTAAGATGGATTGGGAGCAGAACTTTGATAAAGCGTTTGAGATAGACGTTTATTCACTCGCTTCAGATCCTACACTAACGAAAGTTCTTAAAAAAGATGTAGATATTCAAATTGATGTTGACGCTTATGAGTGGGTTATTGTTGTGGGTTCAGAAGCCTTAAAATACTTCACGAAAGTAACTCAAGTTATGCAGTATGCAGGAACTATTGTAGACGATAAATTTTTACCTATTATTAATCCCGCAATGCTCTCCTTTAAACCAGAAGCTAAGAAGGCGTATGATACTGCTAGAGCCAACATACAAGGATACATATCGGGGGACAAGAAGAAGGTAGAAATAAATGACGAAAAATTTGTCGGTATTACAACGACTGAGGGAACTTTGGAGTACATTCAGAGATGTATTGACTCGCCCCTCGACTATATCGGAATCGACTCAGAGACTACTGGTCTGTATCCTCGGAATGGGCATATTCTTGGTATTAGCTTGTGTTATAAACTTGATGCAGGTGCTTATATTAATGCCGATACTATTGATGACTCCGTAGAAGAGAAACTTCAGGAGTTGTTTGACAAGAAGCGTATGGTATTCCATAATGCTAAGTTCGATATTCCAATGTTTGAGTATCACTTCAATGTGAAAATCTCACGGTTTGAAGATACAATGCTCTTGCA